GGTCTACCAAGACCATGACAGATTCGCAGTGGATTGAAGCCGAAAGAGCACGACAAATGAAAAAATGGCAAGCGCAGGCAAACCGCTAAAATTTTTAAAGGATTTTTTCCATGAGTAATTCGATTCTTACCATTGACATGATCACTAGAAAGGCTCTCGAAATTCTTGAGAACAACCTAGTGCTCACCCGTAACGTGAACCGTCAGTACGACGACAGCTTTGCTGTTGAAGGTGCAAAGATTGGTTCAACTCTCCGTATCCGTTTACCCGATCGCGCTTTGGTAACTGACGGCGCCGCCTTGCAAGTGCAAGACGACAACGAACAGTACACAACTCTTAGCGTTGCTTCACAAAAGCACATTGGTGTTAACTTCACATCTGCTGAACTCACCATGCAATTGGACGACTTTGCAGAGCGCGTGTTAAAGCCTCGTATCAGCCAGTTGGCAGCTTCCATTGATGCTGACGTTGCTAACGCGTACAAAACCATTGGTAACACTGTTGGTACACCCGGCACTACACCTGGCACTTCTTTAGTTTTGTTGCAAGCTCAACAAAAACTAAACGAGAACGCAGCCGTAATGAATCCCCGTTATGCTACTGTCAACCCCGCTGCTAACGCAGGTTTGGTTGAAGGCATGAAAGGTTTGTTTAATCCAACAGACACAGTCAGCAAGCAGTTTAAGAACGGCATGATGGGCACTGGCGTGTTGGGCTTTGATGAAGTCAATATGTCTCAGTCAATTAAACAGCACACCACAGGAACTCGCGTTGCTACTGGCAACACCACTGGTGCTGCAGTATCAACTGAAGGCGCGTCTACCCTTACATTAACTGTTGGCTCTGGTGAACTTATCGCTGTTGGCGACGTGTTTACAATTGCCGATTGTTACTCTGTAAACCCACAAACCCGTGAATCCACAGGTTCGTTGTTCCAGTTCGTAGCTTTGGCGTCTTCGACAACTACTACAACTGCTACAGTAACCGTGGCTCCTATGTACTCAGCAAGTAGCGCTTTGGCAACCATGTTGACTTTGCCTGCTACAAGCAAAGCCGTTGTGTTTGTTGGAACAGCTAGCACTCAGTACCCACAAAACTTGGTTTACCACAAGGATGCAATCACATTTGCTACTGCTGACTTGTTGTTGCCACAAGGTGTTGACATGGCGGCACGTGCAGTTCATAACGGTATCAGCTTGCGCGTTGTTCGTCAGTATGACATCAACAACGACCGTATGCCTTGCCGTATTGACGTACTGTATGGCTACAACGCAATCCGTCCACAAATGGCTTGCCGCATTTGGGGCTAATTAAAAACATTTTTAAAGGAAATTATCATGGCTCTCCCTAATTCTGGTGGTGGATATCAAAACACCGATGGCAATACTAATGAAATTCTCATGGGCGTTCAAGCAGCGCCTGCAACGGCGACTGCTACGGCCACTTTGACCGCTGCACAAACTACTGCGGGTCTTTTAGTAGGTAATCCATCTACTACGGCTGCAACTTACACGCTTCCAACTGCTACTCAGATTGATGCGGTGTTTACCAACGCAAAAGTCAATAGCACGTTTGAACTGAAAATTATCAACTTGGGTACTTCAACCGGGTTGATTACAGTAGCTGTGGGCACTGGCATTACTGCGGTTGGCAACTTGGTTGTTGCTATTACTGGCAGTGTAGCAGGTGTTGGCGGCGCAGCGCAGTTCTTGTTCCGCAAAACAGGCGATGCTGCATACACTGTGTATCGTACGGCTTAAATTTAACGGGGGCTTCGGCTCCCGTTTTTAAAGGAAAAAACATGCCAAATACTCAAGCAGTCGGCGTTGCGTATAGCGACCCTGAATTTACTACCTGCTATGCTAGCCAAGAACTTGGCTATTCTTCAGCAGCGCAAGGTACTGTGACTCAAGCAACAGACAAGTCCACAGGGGTAACTCTGAACAAATCTGTTGGTCGTATCACAATGAACAACGCAGCTTTGGCTGGGGCTACTGCAGTATCTTTCATACTAACTAATAGTTTAATCTCTGCCAATGACACACTCATTGTGTGTGTTTCTAGTAATACTACTGGAAGCCTTGCTGGAGCTTACACTACTTACGTTTCGTATTTAGCTGCTGGTTCTGCCTTAATTACATTGCGTAACTTGACTGCTTCCACTTCATACTCTGAAGCGGTAATCATCAACTACGCCATCATCCACGGCGCATAAATTAAATGGGGGCCAAAAGCCCCCGTCCTTAAATTATGGGCGTTATTTACATGTCTCATTCGGTTCACGGTGCCAAGGTTGCGACCATGGAGCTTGAAGCCGTAGAAGATGAAAAAAATGGCTGGGTGCGTTATACTTTGGATACGCCCTCTGTAGAAGAGCAAGCGGCTCCTGTTGCAAACACACTGGAAGTTAAACGTCGTCGTGGCCGCCCTGCAGAGGTGGCATAACTAGGAGCGCAACCATGGCCACATACACTGCTGGCGATCAGATCAATAGAGCGTTGAGATTGCTTGGCGTGTTAGCAGAAGGTGAAACACCTTCGTCGGCTATGTCACAAGATGCGTTAACCGCGCTCAATCAGATGATTGATTCGTGGAATACGGAACGTCTGTCTATATTTAACACCATAGATCAAGTGTTTACTTGGCCTGCAGGTGAGATTCAACGCCATTTAGGCCCCACAGGTGAATTTGTTGGTGTTCGCCCTGTCTTATTGGATGACGCCACATACTATCGTGACCCAGGCACTAACGTGTCTTTTGGCATTAAATTTATCAATCAACAACAGTATGACGGCATTGCTGTTAAGACTGTTACTTCCACGTATCCACAAGTTATGTGGATTAACATGGAATACCCAAATATTCAGATGACTGTGTACCCCAAACCCACGAGAGATTTGGAATGGCACTTCATTAGCGTACAAGAGTTAGATCAGCCTGCCACGTTGGTAACGGACATTTTGTTTCCACCAGGCTATCTCAGAGCGTTTACGTACAACTTGGCAATGGAGATTGCACCTGAGTATGGCATTGAGCCATCCAATCAGGTCATGCGCATTGCAATGACGTCTAAGCGTAATTTGAAGCGCATCAACAATCCTGATGACATTATGTCTATGCCATACGCGCTCATAGCTACACGCCAACGCTTCAACATCTATGCTGGTAACTATTAAACATGAAGTCGCCCATTCTTGGCTCTGCGTACGTTGCTCGTAGTGTTAACGCGGCTGATAACCGCATGGTCAATCTATATCCAGAACTTATACCTGAAGGCGGTAAAGAACCTGCTTTTTTAAGCCGTTGCCCAGGGCTTCGCCGATTGGTTGAAGTTGGAACTGGACCCGTTCGTGGTTTGTGGAAACTTAACACATATTTGTATGTTGTTTCAGGTGACACTTTTTACAGACTTAATTTGATTGGCGCATCTACAAGATGGCGAATTACAACTTTAGGCACTGTAACAGGCACAGGCCCTGTATCCATATCAGACAACGGCACACAGATTTTTATTGCTTGCAACCCTGATGGCTACATTTATAACGCCACAACTGAGGTGTTTGCGCAGATTACAGACCCCGATTATCCTGGCGCGGTAACTGTTGGCTATTTAGACGGGTATTTTGTTTTTAACGAGCCCGACAGCTCACGCGTGTGGGTTACAGCTTTGCTTGATGGCTTGTCTGTTGACCCGTTAGATTTTGCAAGCGCCGAGGGTGACCCTGACAATTTGGTGTCGTTAATTGTTGACCACCGCGAAGCATGGCTGTTTGGTACAAATTCTGTTGAAGTTTGGTACGATGCGGGTTTACCCGACTTTCCCCTACAACGCATTCAGGGCGCTTTTAACGAGATTGGATGCGCAGCGGCATACTCGGTAGCCAAACTTGATAACGGCCTGTTCTGGCTAGGCGCTGATGCCCGTGGACGCGGTATTGTGTACAGGGCTAACGGTTATACGGGTCAGCGCATATCAACCCACGCAATTGAATGGCAAATTCAGCAGTACAGCACAATATCGGATGCTATTGGATATACCTATCAGCAAGACGGCCATGCCTTTTATGTGTTGATTTTTCCTACCGCGCAAACTACTTGGGTTTATGACGTAGCCACACAAGCGTGGCATGAGCGCGCGGGGTGGGATAACGGCAACTTTGTTCGCCATCGCTCGAATTGTCAGGTGTCGTATGACAATGAAATTATTGTGGGCGACTTTGAAAACGGTAACATCTACGCGTTTGATTTAGAAACATACGCCGATAATGGCGACATTCAAAAATGGTTGCGTTCTTGGAGAGCACTGCCTACAGGCGAGAACAATCTAAAAAGAACATCTCAGCACACTTTGCAAATTGATTGCGAAACCGGTGTTGGCTTAAATACTGGCCAAGGTGATGACCCACAAATGATGCTTCGTTGGTCTGATGATGGTGGTCACACTTGGTCTAATGAAAAATGGGCTCCAATTGGCAAAGTTGGCGAATATTTTCAACGTACTTTTTATCGCCGAATGGGCATGACTTTAAAGTTAAGAGATCGCGTGTATGAACTTTCGGGCACTGATCCGGTAAAAATTGCCATCGTAGGTGCTCAACTATATGTGACGCCTA